ACTAGAGATGCTTGTTAAGTATTTCCCTAAAACAACGGAGTCTGGTGATGAGAAGAAACAATCTGAGTAAATATGATGCTCCACTGCGTATACAATACCAGTGGGGTTACGATGCTTTTAAGCGTGGTGGTAGATTTGTGACGAAGAATGGAAAAGATATATTCCAAGAGAACCGTCCTAACCTTGACCCCAACACCATGCAATATAGAGAATGGCAGCGTGGTTGGAACGATGCTTACTATGAGAATTTAGATAAGGGTAATTACAATGGGGTTAAAGGAAGAAGCTGAACAGTGGATGAAGGAGAGGTACATGAGTAATATTACAGCAACGGAGTACCAAAGACGGGCTGCAGAAACGGCAATATACCCAGATAATAAAGCATTAGAATATCTAACATTGGGATTGGCTGGTGAGGCTGGTGAGATTGCTAACAAAGCAAAGAAACTAATACGTGACGGTGCAGACAGAGAAGACTATCATGCTAAATTAAATGCTATGGGTCACGAGATTGGAGATGTTATGTGGTATTGCGCCATGCTTGCTAAAGAAGTGGACATGAACCTTGGTAGAATCATGGAAGACAACTTGGACAAACTGGCAGACAGGAAAGCTAGGAATCGTCTACAAGGTGACGGTGATAATCGTTAAGTATACACCGTTTGCTGCTATCGTTGGCTGGCTCTTGTACGCCGTAGGCGTGGGGCTGGCTAATGATATATGTGATTGCATATAAGTTTTATGGCGTTGGTTGTTTCTTTGCAAAGTCAACCATTGCGGCTAGGTGTTCTGGATCGCCAATATTCGGTTCTTTATTCCTTAGATTACCTTCTTGAATTAATACTGGTAGATTCTGGTATGCTCTGTCTCGTGCGGATGGAGTCAACCTTCTATATTGCTGCATGAGCCGTAAATACATAGTTAGATTGCCGTCAATAGGTGAGCCATCTGGTGTAACCAAATCTCCAGCATCTTTGTCGGCTACATAATCATCCATCATCGACTTGTACTTCTTGATTGAAGCATCTACATAGGCAATTCTTTCCTTGTTAACAAACGCCTTAACATTAGGCTCCTTGTTTTGCCTTGCTCTTTGTCTAGCTTCAGATACAAACTCTGGACTCTTAATTACCTCAACGATAGAGGGCAGCATCTTTCTCAAGAAACGTGTCTCGTACTGATTAAAGCCCTTTGAGATAGTACGACTAGGTATTTTAAAGTCACGATAGCCTAGTTCTTCCATGAACTTACCTGCATCACTTAATTCTTCGCTCAAACCAATACCCGTAAATATCTTTAGCGGTATGCCAATACGTTCACGTGGCTTACCTTCCTTTTGGAATACAGTTTCACGTGCAGGTAAGTCCTCTTGTGAGCCGGGGTCAAAGATGTCACCAAAACCACGTCTGTCAATTACAGTTTTAACACCCCGCATAAATGGCCCCTCAAACTCTTCGCCAGTCTTGGGGTCTTTACCTATCAGTGCTTCTTTACGAGTGTCTTTAAACACTGACGGACGTGAGCCTTGTATACGCTGTATCTCTATAACCTGTGTCAGTGGTGTCAGGTAGGTTGCACCATACTCTGCCAGTGCTTCACCTAACATTTCTTTACCCTGCTCACCGCCAATAGCGTCAGCGGTAGAAATCATCTTGGCTATGTCTTCAAAGATAACTGCGCCTGTCCCTGTTCTAACATTCGTGCCTAAGAAAGTTTGCTTCATGTCATCAAAGTCTAGCCAGTTACGGAATGTACCATCACCTTCAGGACCACCAACTTCAGCTAACATACCACGATGAATAGCCTCTGCTACCCACAGTGCCTGTCTTAGTATGGGCGATTGTGGTGTAGTATCAATAAGGCCGCTATCCGTTTTGAGCATCTTGTAGTCAGACGGTACATCGTCATTGTACTTTTCGCTTCTATACATCATGGCTGCAGGAAGTATGACAGTGGCACCGATAATGTTACGAGAGATTTGCTGACGGTCTTTCTTAGTTAGTTTGCCTGTTGCTGTGGCAAAATCACCAGTTGCAGCAGCGATACTACGTTTAATAACAGGAGCAAATGCGCCAGCAGAATAGTTGCCTGCTAATTCCATACTGTTAAACATAAAGCGTGGGAATGGAACAACAGCAGTCAAACCACTACGTGTAATGAAAGATGTAATTGTCCTAAACACAGGCACGTCAGGCTGCTTTGCATAGGTAATGTCCAATGCTTTTTCTGTAGCATCTGCTACCAAGTCATTAAATGACCGCTTACCTGTAGGTACAAGGTCAGAAGCATCATTCATAAGGTCAGGCAGTCTGCCGTTATTTAGTGCCTCTACTAAATCAATACCATATTCTCTTTGTACAAGGCGTTCTAGTTCACCTGTAAAGGCACCCCTACGAATTAAAAATTCCTGCCATCTGTTTGGTATGTTTAATATGTCAACACCCGCTTCAGCAACATTTAATACGCCATCTACGCCTCTACCAAGTTTTGTTTTTGCCTTACCTGCGCCTGTGCTTTTACGAATTTCGTTAATTGTATTAAACATCATGTCAAATTGTGATGCGTACTTGTCGTTGCTTAACACAAAATCAGTTATCTGTTTAGAGTCACGCATCTTTGTAGGGTCAAACATATAACGCATATGTCTAAAGCTACCTGTCCAGTTGCCCTCACCCGGTTTAAATGTTTTAAGACCAGCCGCAAGGCTGTTTGCTGGCCCTTTTGCATTACTGAAATTATATAATGCAGTATCCATCATGTTGCCCAAGCCTTCAAGAGGCGCACGTGCAACAGCAGATGACAGGTTTCTACCTGCAGTAGCTAACTGAGATACTAAAAGTCCACGTCGAATGTTTTCAACACGCACGACAAACTTTTGCAGCCCATTCATGCTATCGAAGAATGCTTTTTCTTCTGCTGCACGTTTGGCACTAGCTGGTTTTACACGTTGAGATATTTGAGAGAATTTGTTTAGTACTCTACCTGCTTCAGAGGCAGAGCCTAGCATCATTGTAGCATACTCTTCAAAGTTAATATCATACTTGTTGAGCAGGTCTAACAATTCATCTGCTGGTATGATGTCCTTGTTAACAGAAAACTCAAACAGATTATCCACCAAACCTTTTGACGGGTCATAAAGTTCTGGCTTTCTGTCTAGTAACTCTTTAGCAATAGCGGTAAAAGAGTCTAAGTTCTCTGCTTTAATAATAGGTATAGTGAGTTCGCCATCATCGTTGATAAGAAAATCAGGGATGTCATCTTCCGGCGCATCTTTCATACCTAATGCTTCCAATGCTCTATCGCTACGCTTACTAGAACCATACTCAGCTAACTTTTTACGAGCAGCTTCTTTGGCTGCAGGATTGTCTAACTTAATTACACCATCATCCGTCACAGATATAAGTAAGTCTTTATCAATAATTACAGGATTACCTGCAGCATCATATGCGTCTTTACTACGTGCGCCAATTGCCTGTTCAAAACTCATTATGAGTTGCTCACGTATTGCTTGGTTTGCATCAGCTACTTCTTTAGCTGCACCACGCTTTATTTTCTTTTGCTCTGCCGTGTTAGCTGTAGCTAATGTAAGATCAAATTTTTTACTTTTAGCTAATTTTTTAGCCTCTGCTGTAGCAGCCTTTGCCGCATTTTTATACTGCCTACCTAATGTAGACACAGAACCTAATACCGGAATACCTTCTAGCATGGTAAAGAAATTTATCATTTCTCTGCCCCATTGCTCCGCTGCATTTTTAGGGCTTTGTTTAGCACCCCTAGCTATGTACTCATTAAAAAAGTCATAGCTTGCTTCGTTAGTTTCTTGCCATGATTCAAAAAAAGATTGGGCAGCATCTACACTTGCAGCACCTGCTTGCTGCATAGATAAACCTAATGTAATCATAGCGTCAAACGCATCAGCACCACCATAAGCTATAAAGTCTTTGAGTGGCCCATCATCCATTTTGGGTATGATTATTGTTTCAATAGCTTTGTCTCTACGAGCGTTGTTTACAATTACATCTTCATCTAAGTCTATTTCTGGCAATGCAAAATCTAAACCAGTCCTACCAATCATAGCTTCTCGTATTTCTGCTTGTTGCCTAGCCTCTTCTATTGCAGCTTGCTCCTCTTCATAAGAGAAGTCAACAGCCATAGCAACCTCGTTGAGCATTGCCTCTGTGCTATCAGCTTCGGCTACCGCTTTATCATAACGAGATAGTGTTTCTGTATCGACTGGTTGTTCTGGTTCAGAGGGACGTGGCACTAAAACAACCTCGCCCTCGTCATTAAACTGAGGAATCATTGGGTCTTTTTCGGCACGGTCTTGTGGTGGCACGTACGTATCTACAGGTTCAAAAGAGTCGTTTATTAGCTGATTTAAGTCATCTTCTGATTGATCTTGTACTTGCTGCTGCTGAACAACAGGCACATCAGGAGTAATAACAAGATCAGGTTGGATATCATTATCCATCTGATTTTGTACATCTAGTTGCTGGTTGATTAATGCTTCTAGTTCAGCTTCACTTTGTTCATTTTGATCTAACATTATATAAATTTATATCCTGTCCATAATAATTTCACAGTGCCTACTTGTCCATTTGCATCTGTTGCTTTAAATTTAACAACTGCGTTTTTAGAAAATTCCCCATTTTTACCACGGGCTGTTAGTGTAGCAGCAGTTACACCTTGTTGGTTTGTCAAGTCTACAAATTTTGTGTATCCCGATTGGACCAGAGCAGCATCTTCATTAAGTAACCTATTGTAATTTGTCTCTGCTGCATTTTTAAATGCACTGATACGATTATCAACAGCTTTCATAGCTGCTCTGGCGTTTTGATGCAGTAGACTAAACTTTGAAGAATCTGAATATGCCGTATCTATAATTTCCTGATACGCTGATTTTTCCAAATCAAATGCTTCGCCTTCGTTACCAGATATAACAGTAGATATTTTTCCATCAATACCTTTTACTGCAAACTTAGACATGGCAAGGTCTCTAGCGCTTTTAATAATGGTGGGTATGCTTGTCACCAAATCTTTATCAAACTGACCTTGAGCATTGTTAGCACCGCCTTCTCTTAACTGAAACTCTAGCCACTGTGTGTGGGCTTCTTTACGTTTTGCTACCAGTTGACTAATTAATGCTGTATTAGGATTAGGCTTATCTTGTTCTGCCATTATCTGTTCAGTCAACTGAACATGCAACGCAGTATATGTAGTATTTCTTTTCTTTGCATTAGCACTACTAATTTTAGCCTGCCCTTCGATGCCAGCTAGTAGACCACTTCTGTCAACAGTTGCATCACCAATATCAAATGTTCTGCGAGTTTGTGTAGTTACAGGAACCTGCTGATTAATCCGTTCAGATAAATCTACCCCTCTCAAAAATCCTGTGCCTGTAACTTCGCCTGAACCTAGCGGTTGCATAGATGTAAGAGATGCAGGACGCATACTAGCTACTAACTCTGGAAGAGTGGCTGAATCAGTACCCTGTGAATAGCTAACAAGTGTACTAACATCAATGCCTGCATCTGAACTTTCAGTAAATGCTTTGTATGCACGTTCTGCACCAGCTAAGTTACCACCGTAATCTTTGACAACTCTGACAGCATCTGCATAGGTAGCATTTGGCCCCAGCGTAGATTGAATGCCCTCAACGTATGTTGTCATGGCCTCATCAAACTCTTTTTCTTTTTGTGATAACGCCTCTTTCTTTTGCCTACGTTCTCTTGCTGTATTTTCTGCACGTTCTTCTGTACGTCGCATATCTTCCTGCAAACGCTGGTCTAAACTTTTAGCAGCACCACCAATTACATCAGCCAATCTAATCTTCATTATTGTCTCCGTGCCATTAGTCCAGTTGAAGGCTCTTCAATCGCTTGTTCTTCTTCTTCGTCTGGTGTCTCATCATTTTTCTTAACACTATCCATGTTCTCTAGTTTTCGTAGAGTTTTTTCTACAAGGCTACGTCTTACTCTATCTTTATCTGGATTATCCTCTAAACCAGACTCATACTCCACACCTGCACTATCACCTATGAGCATCATCATTTCTGCTAACAAAGGCATTACAAGAATACCTACATCAATTGTGTGTACACCTTCCATAACTGCACCAAGCTGCAATGTATTTGCTATATCAGCTACAGGCACACCCATTTCCATAATATCAGTTAATTGATCAGCAAAATCATCAGTAGACATACGCTCAAGATAATACTCAATAGCATCATCTACTGATGCAATCTCTGGTGGAGACTGCCAAGGTCTAGCCGCAAACTCAGCGGTTAAAGACATACCGGGGATTGGTGCATCAAATGAAAAGTCAGTGCTACGAGCCATTTATTTCGTTCCTTTTATCACGCAGTATTTTAAAGTGTGAAGCAACACGCATTACTGGACTATCCATACCATTTTCTTTTTGCTCTTCTTTACGTTTAGGTGCAAGAAGCCCACTCAAAGTTTTCTTTGGTTCTTTAACATGAGACATTTCTTCTACCTGTTTTGATATTGTTTTATATGTGGATAGTACAGGATTATACGTACGCATTTTGTTTCACCCTTTTTCTTTCTACAATAACATCCATTGCTTTCTTGGTAAGCCATTTAAGTGCTGGCTTGTTACTAATAAACTTTGCATATGACTGACCGTGTTTACCATACAGGGTGCGAAGCCATTCAGGAGCATCGTATCTCATCCATGTACGGAATACAAACCAACGTGGATCGCCTTTACCATATACTTCACGAGCCACCCAACAAAATGGATTTAAATTACTAAAGCCATACTGAATACCTGCACCCAACACTGTGCCAATCAAACCACCAACAGCTTGTCCATTTGAACTGCTAGATTGTTCATCTGCTACTTCTTTACGTGTCTTAGCGTCCAGTTCAGCGATAGCCATATCTACAATTCTGTCTTGAGAATTTTCTGCAGCAGTTACAGCCCACTCCATTGTATCAGCATAGAATGTCCACAAGTTATCGTAAGCCTGTTTACCTATGTCTAGTGTAGCTGCAGCATTTAATTCATTCACTCTGTTAAGTGCTGCTGTATTTGCTGTTGCTAATTGTCTACGCCACTGTACATTTGATTGAGCAATTACAAGCTGGTTTTGCGCATTAAACTGGTCCCGTTGATTATTCAACTCTGCATTAAATCTGTTAATTGTATTAGCTTGCCCTGCATTAAATTGTGATTGTGCGTTTTGTTGCGTAGCATTAAACTGTGCTACCTGACTAGATAGATTAGCAAAAAACTGGTCAACTTGATTTTGACTAGATGCATTAAACTGCCGTGCTGCATTTTCTGCAGCTTGGTCAGTAAACAATGCTTGCACACGTTGCTGCGCACGAAACAATTCAGTCTGTTGTCTATTAGATAAGTTAGCCATATCAATTTGCAAGAATGACTGCGCATTTTGTACGGCTGCTTGTTGTCTATTAGATAAGTTAGCTGTATCAAGCTGTGCTAATGCTGATGCTTCTGCCATAACCAAGGCTTGTTTATTTGACAAGTTCTGTAGGTTTATTGTGTTAGCGGCACGAGAGTTTTCTAGTTGTACCTGTTGCTCTGCTGTAAAGTTTTGATTAGCAATGTCGCTTATCTTACTAGCATTCATTACTTTCATTTGAAACACTTGGTCAAACTCTTGACCCATAAATCTAGCACGTTGTTCTGCTGCAAGCATTGCAGACTGCTGCCTATTAGATAAGTTCTGTGCTTCAAATGCAGCGACAGTCTTTGCGTCTGCCATTGCAATAGGCATTGCAGACTCCATAGCAGCCTGCACAACGGCCTGACCAGCAAGGGATGATGCACCTAGCCCACGTGCCGCCATAGCCGATGTAGCGGCTCTCATGGCCCCTGCAGCCCATGCTGGTGTGGCACCACCTTGAAACTGTTGCATTAAGCCATCAAGCTGTGTAGCTACCATAGTTTGAGCAGATGGATTAGCCGTAGCTGCTGCAGCTTGTGTTTGTGCAGCCACTTGTGCAGCTTTAGCAGCATCTACACCTGTACCACTAATCAGTTCACCTTGTTGTATCTGGCGTTGAACAGGGTTGTTTATAAGTATTGCATTACCCTGCGCTGCCTGTAAGTTACCTACGGAAGATTGAGTTTGCTGTGCGGCAGTTACTTGTAGTCTGGGATCATTTGGGTCTGACTGTGCTGCTTGTGTAGCAGATACAGCAGCATCTACATCAGAGGAAGCAGTATCTGCCTGCATTAAATTAGCTGTAGTTTGTCCGGGTTGTTGGGCTTGTGCTGTCAGTGCCATAGCTGTAGGTGTTTGCACTTGCCCTGTTACTGTACCAGTTCCTGCAGCAATATCTTGAGATTGATCATAAGGAATAAACGCTGCTTTTGTAATTTGGTCTTCAGTTAACTTAGGATCATACATTTGTTGTATGCTAAAATCTGTAACACCAGTCATTTGAGATGCTGATTGTGGTGTGCCGCCTGTTTGCATCTTAGCCACACCACCTTTAGCCATCTGCATAGCTTTGTTTGTATAATCATTCATCTTTTGCTGTCGCATAGGGTCTTGCGCAAGAAAGTTTTGGAACCCTTGCATATTACCTTGATAGCCCATAGACCGTGCTATCTTTTCCATGCCACTAGGCTTAAACGCTTTAAACATTGCCATTGTTTAGTCCTTTTGTAATGCTCTATCTAATTTATCTTCGACACGGTGCAACGCTTCCATAACTCTTGCCATATCATCCCTCAGTTCGTTCTTTGTTGCATAATCTTCACGTGTCCTGTTTAATAATATGTCTATGCGTTTTACTTCTGCCATCATTGACCTAAACATCCAGAACGCAGGTGCTATGACCAACGTAAGAATGATATTCCAAAACATGATGCTAGATATTTCCATAATTAAATCTCGTCAGGCCAATCATTAATCTTTGCTACGGCAATTACATTAGCGTCACTATCTCGTGTATCTTCAAACAATGCCATAAATGCTGTCAAGTTTGCTGCACCATTTAACGCTGTTTCTATCTCTGCACATTTAGTACGAACTGCATCTCTATACGTTTGCACATTTGTTGGGATCGCAATTGATTTTTCTGCTTTGCGTGTGACATACCAATCATGCACTGCAAGTTTATTATTTGCAACTTCTTTTGTTTGTCTAACCCATTCTGTTTTTAGTCCGGGTGTTACAATTTGATTGCCATCCTTATCATTTACAGGATTGCCATCTGAATCTACTTCATTTACGTCTGTAAGACTTCTTGGAATTAGGGTACCATCAGATTGTCTGCCGCTATAAAAACGACTATCATATGGTGCTTGACTTGCAGGATCATCTTCCCAAACTATATTATATTTAGTTTTCCATGAGTTATCATATCTCATCCATAAAGCAGAATGCAACGTACCATTAGTATCCGTCCATGCTTTACCGGGTTTTAGTATTTTGTGGTTATGTTTCCACGGCATTCCATATTCTCCTATCGTGCGTTAGCAAATTTAAACGGGGCTTCTGCAAAAGCCATGTAGATGTAATTGCGTCCAGAGGTGTTAAATACATTGCCTGTTCTTCTTAATTTAAATCCGTTAGATAAAAAATCAAAGCAATCTGTACCACTTGTACCTTCTGCGCTGTTATCATCTGGGTTCAATTCATGTTTTTCTTCCACGGGGTTTATGGGGGATCTTTCGCTATCAAAAAGAATCCATCTATCAGCCCCGGAAACTGTTTTTGCCATAATCCACGCTGGTCTAAATCCTGTGTAGACAAACGTGCCATCTGACAAGCCGTTGCCGACATATAAGCCAATCTTGCTGTAACCCTCAACACTAGCAAAAGAATACATAACGTAATCTCCAGTGCCAGCATATGCTCCAGCCGATTTAATCTCAGTGACTGTGGTAGTTAGACCTCTAAACCAATTGCCTGCAGAGCCTCCAGAGTCACCTTTATTGGCTGTACTATCAAGCAAAACAACATCATTTGTATCTTCACCAAAAGATTTATGCCAAACCATCCAATTTCCAGTACTACGAAGTTTAAAAATGATCATTTCTGGTTTGACACCTAGACCATGCCCAATAGTTTTTTGTGCATCTGGCATGGTAAAAGTAGCTATTGAAAATCCAGCGGTAGTATTAGCTGACACAATTGACGTTAAATCTCCCCTTAAATTAGTAGACCCACGTGTTTTTGTAGTATTGACTTGACCACCCATGCCGCTATGTGACGAACAATAATAATATAAAGTTGGCGCACCCCACGGAACCGTTATAACAGTTTTTGCACCTGTTTGACCCGCTGTCCCTGTTGTTGTTACACCCGTTGTATACTCTGAACCACCACCATGTGTGCCATCTGATGTTGTGCTAAATCTTAAAGGATGTGGTGCGCCACCAAGTGCGTTGCTACTGTCTGATTGATCAAATGTGTATGTGCCGCCCTGCTGCAAACTTAGTGTAGGTGCATCTGTGGTATTACCATCAAACCTGTATTTATTTGAACCACTATCACCTGAAACTGTTACTGTATATGTTTGTGTAGGTGCAGGACCACCAGCCTTCCATGTCCAAGCTACATAATTTTCTGTTCTATCGTTAATATTTGTGTCTGTTCCAATAGTAAAACCTTGACTATCAAAAGACTTTAGAGTTTCTTCGCTGGTTGCTTCAGCGGAATTATCATCAGAATGTAAATCTTTTCCTGCACCTCTAACTGTATCAAAAAGATAGTGGCTTTTAGTAGAGGCAGTTCTTTGTTTAAGCCATACCCAATCAGGACTAGCTGGTATTTCTTGTGCATAGTTATCGTCAACCATAGCTAAATAGCCAGCAGGAACATCATATAAAAAGTTTCCAAATCCGTTTGCATCTGTCTTAGCAGTTGTGGGTGCTGTTTTGTTACCTGCAAAACTTGCATCTTGACCAAAGTTAAAGATAGAATCGTTGCCCCAGTTATTATATGATGCAAACACAGGATACAAGTCTATATCATTTGTCCACTGTAATTGTCGATTTGTCCCATTAGCAGGGTCGCCAGAATTAAAAAATGTTCCGTTGTCAGAAAACCACATTTTTTTATTTACCATATCTACAGCAACACCTAAAACATCATTGTTTTCTAGTTTTACTACGCCAGTTGTAGTAGAGTTTACAGTACCTACATAAGTAGTATTAGTTGAAAAAGTAGCGTTTTTACCAAGATTTATGGACAACTCTCTGGTTTTTGTTCCATATGTTGAATTATCCGCTAATCTTTCATATGCAGCTAAACCAACATATGGATAGTTATCTCCATTATTAGGATTTTTTATAAGAACTTCAAAATACCATTTACCTACTCCTGCAGGCATAAATAAACTAGAAGCTACACCACCAATATCAGCACCTGAACCACCAGTAACTTGTAGACCACCTTCAGTAAGTAAATCATAAGCAGTTCCCCCTGTTTCATGGTTAAGTATATTAAAGTTTTGTGTAGGGGTATCTATTTTTACATCGTGTGATTCAATTGTGCTACCTATAACATTAAAATCATTTGTTGTTCCGCTTCTGTCACTTGTTTGATAATCATAACCCGGATATGAAGAGTTTTCGTATGTTAGTTTAAAACCAGTGGTGCCATATGTTCCGCTATAAGTTTTGGGTATCCAATCTCCATTTGATCCTACCTGTCCAAATTGTTCTGGACCATACGCTTGCCCGTCTACAAAAATAGTATCTGCTAAACATGCATCTAATCCATATCCAGTTGAACTAGGATGCCGCCCAATGTTATGTTCAACAGCAGCATTTATTGGTTGATCTCCAGATAAACTTGATCTGCTGTCACTAGAAAATGATGTTAATTCTATACCGTCTATATACAACCGCATTTTTTCAGCGTTAGTTGAATTATCTGAATCTAATACCCAAACTAGATGAAACCAATCGGCTGTAGATTTAAATGTTCGATCAGTCCGTAACCACAATGTTGATTGTCCTGTAACAACTATATCGTTAAGTCTAAAAACTAAAAACATGAAAGTGCTATCAGCAGCACCTGTTCTTGTACCAAATATATAATGATCGTTTCCACTTGGTGAAAGACGAGTGCGTTTAATCCAAGTGCTAAATGTCCACTTACGTCTGTTGCCAGCACCCGGACCGCCAGCCGATGTTGCAAAATCCTTAGCTAACTCGTGTTCATCTGCCCTAACAAAAGTAAGACTATTAGCAATAGAAACAGTATCTATAGGTCTATTCGCACCCCCCGTGCCAACATGCAAGTCATTAAAGTCACTTCCAGAATACAAAGCAGTACCAAAAAAATCATCTGCTTGATTATCTTGTCCGGGGCCGATTGCTGGATCTGCAAGATTGGCTGAACAAATAGCTAAAAAACCAGAACTAGGCGCATATTTAAATAGCCCCTTGCCATTTCCGTCAGTTTGTGTCCCTACATCCCCACCAGTCAACTGATTACAAAATGTTGGGTCTTGCCCAAAGTTTACCTGAGATGTTGAGTCAGCCGCTGTTCCAAAAACTGCTGTGTATTGTCCAGCAAAAAGACTGGTGAATTTGTAAATAGAGGAACCATTCACATAATACTCTAATGTTCCATTATCAGCATCATATTCAACGCCTATGATCGCTCCATTTGCTACTGTGCTTGTATACACAACGCTATCGGATGATCCGTTATACGAACTAACATTTCCAGCGTAAAATTGATAAGCAGGTTTAGAGTTATTTGATGCACTATCAGTATAGTATAAACCTGTGAACATATATGTAGATTTTCTAACTTCCCAATACCACTTTCCACTATCTAGAGGAAAAGTACATCTGGACATCCAGCTACTGCTTAGAAATTCTAAACCACCCTCTCTAATCGTTTCATTTGTCGTACCCTGACTAACCCAGTTCAAGTTATCTAATGAATTAATTATGGCAAAATTATTAGTTGGAGTATCTAATACAACCTTGCTTGCATCTAAATTGGTTCCAGTAAAATCAATGTTGTTTGAACCCGAATCATTGCCGATGTCTGAACTATCATCAAATTTAAGATAAAATCCTGCGTTACCAAGAGTTAATCCTGATACATCTTTTGGAACCCAAACTCCACCACTAGTTTCAGCAAAATCAGATATTGACACATCTTGACCGTCTATAGAAATAAACTCAGCTACATATCCCGCTAAATCTTGTGTATCACCAACACTACCAATTCTCATAGTGCTTCCTGTATGCCAAGTTATATCAGTGTTTAGTCCGGGGTAACTGTTTAGACTCTGTAGTTCACCATTGACATAGAATTTTGCTCTGTCTTTATCTGTAGACTGAGTGGTGTCAATAATCAAGGCGAGATGATACCATGCACCTATATCCCTAAAAAGACGCCCACCACCAGTAACAGTAGACTGCCACCCACCAGCATTATTGTCATAAATATAAATAGTATCTGCAGCAAAAAACTGCAGCATAAGCCCATTAACAGTACCCCAAAATAAAGTGCAAACTCCAGAGTGGGATACAAGCGCACGTTTTACCCAAGCACTTATTGCTACTTTTTTTCTGTTTGTCGCCGTTGGAGATGCAGAAGATATTGTAAGGTATGAACCTGATGTATCGTCTAGTTTAAGGGACTTACTAATAGTGTGACTAAATACAGCACCACCAGCTAATGCGCCACCCGGCGCACCTGAACCGCCTAGTCCACCACCTGTTCCTTGAATAAGACTCATTTATGCTCCTTGAGAGGTTAATGCGCCAGACACAGATACTAAAACATCAGATGTTCCTGATGTGCCTACAGTATAATATGAAAGATTATATGTTCCTGCTGTATTTAATGCTGTTAAAGCAGAAGAGTTAATTGCGACCACAGCGTTAGCAGTTATAGCATGTCCAGAACCAACAACTAATTTTATATTACCAGATTGACCAGCTACAATATTTGAAAAAGTTAATTCTACATTACCTGCAGTCGTACAACTAAAATTGTTATTGGCTGATAAATCAAAACTACCATCATTTTCTGCGGTTATAGCACCTGACCCATCGTGGCTAGTTGCTCTTCCTGTTACCTGCACACCTGCTGCAACAGTTTCAAGTTTTTTAGTATTGTCGTGGTATAATTCTACTGCACCATCATCAATAAACTTAGCTAAAGTTTCACCTGAACCATCTATATTTAATGTCGATGAAGCAATTGAAATATGCCCATCTGTGCCATCCCAATACATTTCTAGGTCATTGCCATCACCAAACCGTATACGATCATCCGTTGCTCCACCACTGTCACCTAAGTCAATGGTATTGCCATTAGTAGTTAAAGCACTAGATAAGTTACCGCCGATAGATGGTGCCGGAATAGCTTCAAGCTGTATTGTACCAGCAGTGTCGTTATATGTCAAGACATGATTATCAGTTTTTGTTGCATCTGCATCAAATGTAAGGTTGCCTATGGTTACATTACCCGTGCCATTAGGCGCAATAGTTATTGCACCATTAGCAGCATCAGCTATAGTTATACTTCCAGAGTCTGTTCCCCCGTTTGTATTTAATATTAAGTCGCCTGTGCCGTTAGTTGTAATAGTTGCATTAGCATTGCTATCACCAACACGAACCGTGTCAGCATCTAACTGCACATCGCCTGTTCCATCTGGTGTTAACGCAATATTACCGTTAGTATCAGTAGATGTAATCGAATTACCATCTATTGTAATGTTGTCAATTACAGCAGACTGACCTGTTATAGTAGTAAACGTACCAGCAGCAGCGGTCGATGCACCTATTACTGTGTTGTCAATAGCACCGTCATCAATATCAACTTTTGATATATCAACTTCGCCTGTGCCGTTAGGTGTAATAGCAATGTTACCATTAGACCCATCAGCTATGGTAATCACACCAGAGTTTGTACCACTGTTTGTATTTAGAGTTAAGTCACCTGTACCGTTTGTAGTTACTGTAACATTTGCACCTGAACCACCTAGTTGTATTACACCATCTGATTTAATACGCATACGTTCTGTTGCGGCGGCTGATGTGTTTGTTTTAAATACAAGTGCTGTTGCATTATTGTCAGACGCAAAGGTTGCCTCTGCCAATGCTTCAATGGCTGCCCCATCTAGCAAAGCATCTGTTCCTGACGATTCATCTGGCGCATTAAACGTAATCTTACCTATTACATCTGCAGCTTCAATAGAGGTGTGTCCCGTTTGTAAATTAAGATTAAAGCCATCTGCAGCCTTGGCTTGTATACCTGCGTTGTGTTCATGTGTAAGTGTCACTTCGCTATCTGCGCCAAGGGATACTACAGCAGAATCACTGTCTAGTTTTAGATCGTTGCTAATATTTACAGATGTGGATGCATTAATATCTACAATAGGCGCAGTAATTTCTAACTCCGCATCAGCGTCTATGTCTAGTTGACCGTCTGTGCTTGAGTTAATAAATATTGCGCTGTCACGTATTTGAAGTTTAGTGTCGGTAGGAATATCAATAACACCTGTTCCATTAGGGTCAAGTGTTATGTCACCATTTGAGTTGGTAGAGGATATGGTGTTTGTATCTATGGTGATATTGTCAACAGCAACGCTAGTAAATGAACCTGCTGCTGGACTAGAACCACCTATGGTCACACCGTCAATTGTGCCACTGTCTATATCTACTTTACTAATATCTACTTCGCCAGTGCCATTTGGAGTAAGGGCAATATTACCATTAGTATCTGTGCTGATAATTGTATTGCCGTTTATGTTAATGTTATCAACATCAAGATCACCAGTTACATTTGCTGCACCTGTAATTGTGAGGGTAGCTGTGTCAATAGTGACAGCAGTAGATGCATCTATGTCAACCGTGGGTGCTACAAGTTCCAGTTCAGTATCAGCATCAATGTCTAGCTGTCCATCTGTGCTAGAGTTTATACTTAATGCACTATCTCTAAACTGTATGGCTTTGTCTGTATCAACTAATAGAGTTTCACCAAGACCGTCAATGTATGCTTTACCATTAAGATACATATCTTTAAACTGCAGTGCAGATGTACCTATATCTAATGTGTTATCAGTCTTTGGTTTTACTTCTGTTGAACTAGCTACAAAATCTTGCACTGGACCAAGCACACTAACAGGCGCACCTTCACCTGCCGTGCCATCATGTGTGTGTCCACTGGTAGCATTAAAGGCTGACTCAATGGCATCGTATTCGCCATCAAAGTCAGCAGCGTTAATTACGTTACCATCAGCAATATTATTAGCTGTATCGTTTCTGGTATATCCTGTTCCCATAGTTTTACCTTCTTGCGTTAGTGGCGTATTCTACTGTTAATGCGTCAAGAGAAAATGGCGGTGCTTCTGTAGCGGAGTCAAACAAAAATGAAACTGCGAATCCAGAACCAACTACTTGACTTTCAAATAGCTTAACTAGCTTTGCACCATATGAAGTCGTACCAAATATTCCCGAACCAAAAAATCCTACAGTGCCTTGCACGTTTTGAATATTAATAGGTGCTGGTTGTATAGTACCCGCTTCGTCAAAGTCTAGCTTTAGACTTAAATCAAATGCCACGCTTCCTTGCGGATCAGTGTACAAAAATATCTTATAAAAAGTTTTTCGTACTCGTGGGTCTTCAATTGGAATAAATGGTGTAGCAAACGATATGGTAATAGGTGTACCATCAAAGTCGCTACCCGATTCCATTTGATATAGGTAGCCATCGTTATTCGCAAACAGCACAACCTCGTTATTTAAGTGGTAGTTACTATCTGCTACAAATGCTCGTATGCCTCTTGTTTCTGCATACTGCATATTTGCACCACCCTGCTCTGCAAACTGTGTAGCAATGATGCCTTGAGCATTTTCTTGTGTAATATTGTTGTTATATCCAAGTAATCTATATTGTGATTTTTCTCTAATAACGCAGCTTGCAAAATTTGTATTAGCAGAAATAAGTGTAACTAAATCATCCTGTATAGCTTTTGATACAACTCCTAATCCAAAGTCGCCTATTCTGTCTGTAGCACTTAGCAAGCGCAAACCGTCAGGTGCTAAGAACATAATGTCACCACCAACTTCTTGTATGGTGTCGCTTTCAATACAACCAATGTCGTTAGTTACTGGTTGCAGCGTAAAGTCTGCTATAGTGTTACCTACTAATCTTTGTATGGATACTTCTGTAAAGATAATTAGTTGGTCACGAAATACTTCCAAGCCCGTAATTGGTGAGCCTACGTTTATAGAACCTGCACCATTTGCTATAGAAAAATCATTGTCAGTATATGGCGCAGTAAAATTAAGTATTGTTCCTTTGCCAAAAAATAAAGCATTTTTAAAGTTAGATATAAACGCTGCGCCTTTTACATCTGCAGGTGCATCATTCAATGCAGTAAATACGCTAGTGTCGTATGTCGCAGGAGCATTTGCCCCATCTACCAATGCAATTTTTTGTGTGCCGTTAAAGTTATACTTTGCAAATCTAGTTCTACTTGCACCCTCTCTGCTCGTAGATATAAATGTTAATGCAGCATTGTCAGCAGGACTTGATGCAAGTGCGGGGTCAATACTTAAAGTAGCACCACCAGAGGACACGGTTGCGGTAGCTGTTACTGTGTAAATCTTTTCAACACCAGCTATTGTAAATTGATCTTGTGCTTGCGGTGCTGCAGTTAAACCATCTACAACGAGAGATGAACCTGTTTGACTTGCTCCATTTACTAAAGGCGTTCCATAATTAGGAACATTTATTTTTGTAAACCCAGTGCCTGTTGATCTAAATATGTCATCATTCTTTGCAATGATGGCTGAACTTTCCCAGCTTGCAACGCCAAGGGCTAAATAGTTTAGCGTTGTAGAAACAAACGTAACATCGTCTTGGTCTGATGGATTATGTACCATCGTTTGTGATAATGTTAATGTTGCTCTGTTTGTTGCTGCCGCAAAAGAAACACCGCCTGCAGCTATCGTGTATCTAAAACTAAGAACTGCATCATCAGCAGGCGTAGCAGCTAATGTAGGTGTTATTGTTAAAGTAGAGTCTGTTCCTACTAAAGCAGTAGCACTGCTAACTGTGTAAACTGTAGAGTCACCTGCTATGGTAAACTTATCATTAGCAGAAGGCGCAACATCTAACCCATCTACAGTTAATGATGTACCTGATTGAGATGCACCGTCTACCGCACCACCTGCAAATGATAATACATCTCCAGCTACAGGTGTCTGATGTATGTTACCTATTACAAGACTTGTACCACTCTGACTTGCCCCGTGTACCTTTGGCGCACCATAAGGTGGTATTAAGTCACTGTCGTACTTATCATACCCTTCTATTCTACGATAACCACCTTCAACAGATGGTTCAAAGTTACGCAGTATTCTTGCGCTACCCGGTGCGTTGATACCTTGCTGCAAAGGAGAGAGGTTACTTATAAGTCCACCACGAAACTCAACGGCGTAGGTTTTCCATGCGTCAGCCATAAATTACCCCTATGTTACCGATGAATATCCGTACCTAAGACCACCACCTGTGTTTTGCGGAATCATATAAGAACGCACATATCGTGTACGATTAATCAACATTGAACGCATATACTTAATGCCTTCATCAAACTTTTCTTTCATTACCAACGCATCTTGCGTGTTGCCCCTAAACAGATATGCATAGTGCATTGCACCGTCTACAATCACATGCGCAAATCTATCTGGTATTACTATTGTGTCACCATGTGCAGACAAATCTGATGAGAAGTTAAAGTATTCAAATACTAATATGTATGCTTTATCTGGTTCTGGTGTAAGTATAAATTCAAGAGAAGGGGCGTGTATGACACGAGTTGGTACACCTTGAAAACTTGTGCTATTATATTCTTGTGCCACAAATTTATCTAAGTATTCTTCATAAGTCATAGGCAGTATACGTGTTGTACTATTGCCTAGCGTAGAGTCTTCCTTAATTCTAAAGGTATCAAAGTTAATTACTTTACAGTCAGCAGGAAAAGAATAACGGCTAGTGTTAGCCGTTAATGTAGTCGTTTGAGTATTATGATTAA